ACTTAATCATCATGCTGCTGTAAATGCAGCAAGACGAAAAGCACACACGAAAGGATGATTATTATGGAATTTTATGGAATTGATGTATCACATTATCAGGGAAATATAGATTGGAACGCAGTAGCTAAGACTGGTATTAATTTTGCATTTGTTAAGGCTGGCGGTTCTGAAGATGGAATTTATACAGAATCAATGTTTGAAAAGAATTATGCAGGAGCAAAAGCTGCCGGATTAAATGTAGGAGCCTATTATTTTCCAGGACCGGATTTTACATCAGAAGAAGCAGGAATCGCTGATGCTAGACGTTTCTTGGATATTATTGCTGGTAAGAAATTTGAAATGCCGGTTGCTATCGATTTGGAAGGTACTGAACCAGAAGATAAAGATGGTGCTACCGTAGCTACCATAGCATTTTGCAAGGTTATGGAAGCTGCTGGTTATTATGCAATGATTTATGGCGGCGACATATTCAGCTTCAAAGACCGCTTAAATCTTGATGGATTAGACGAGTTCGATAAGTGGGTTGCTAGATATGGCTCAGAACCACAGTATGTAAAGGAATATGGCATTTGGCAGTATTCATCAACTGATTATGTCGATGGTATTACCGAAAATACAGTTGATAAGAATGTGGCATATAAGAACTATCCAGAGATTATCAAGAATGCAGGACTTAATGGTTTTTTATCAGATGCTGTAGATGAACCAGAAAATGAGACTCCAGATGAACCTGCTATTGAAGAGCCAGAAGAATCGCCAGATGAACCAGTCACTTATGTAATACAGTCTGGTGACACATTATCTGAAATTGCTGCAAGATACAATACAACGGTAGATGAACTGGTTGAATTAAATGGAATTGATAACCCGGATTTAATTTATCCTGGAAATGAAATCACTGTTAAGGCAGGTTCTTCGAGGGATGATAACTGTGATGTAGTATATCAGGTTAGACCTGGTGACACATTATCTGAAATTGCTGCAAGATACAATACAACAGTTGGGAGATTAGTAGAGGTTAATGGAATTGATAACCCGGATTTAATTTATCCCGACACTATATTAAAAATTAAATAATAAAGGTATAACTATGATTAGCTTCAGACAAAAGGGAGACTTTTCGAAGTTGAATAAATACTTTGAAAGGGTTAGAGAGGCTGCTCGAATCGGCGTATTAGACAAGTATGGTCGAGAGGGAGTGGCAGCCCTTGCGTCTGCTACACCTATAGACACAGGAGTAACCGCCAATTCGTGGTATTACGAGATAAATCGTCAAAATGGAAGTGTTTCAATCGAGTTTAAAAATTCGAATATAAACAATGGCGTTCCTATAGCAATAATTTTGCAATATGGACATGCCACTGGAAACGGAGGCTGGGTTCAGGGTCGAGATTATATTAATCCTGCTATCCAGCCTATTTTTGATGCAATCGCAGATAACGCTTGGAGGGAGGTTACTAAAGCATGAGTAGCAAAGAAGTTGACGAGCGTGTCGTCGAAATGCGGTTTGATAATGCTCAGTTTGAGAAAAATGTTCAGACGAGTATGTCAACATTAGATAAGTTAAAAGCCAAACTTAATTTTAATGGTGTTTCTAAAGGTCTTGAAGATGTTGGAAATGCCACTAAAAAACTCGAGTTTTCAGGTGTGACTTCTGGCATAGAAACAGTGCAGGCAAAGCTCTCAGCAATGGAAGTAATAGGCGTTACTGCATTGGCTAATATAACTAATTCTGCGGTTAATGCTGGAAAGAGAATTGCATCAGCTATAACCATTGACCCAGTTCGAGATGGTTTTAACGAGTATGAAACTCAGATGAATGCAGTTCAGACGATTCTGGCGAATACTCAGAAAGAGGGAACAAATGTAAAACAGGTTAATGCCGCACTTGACCAGTTAAATACTTACGCTGATAAGACCATATATAATTTTACGGAGATGACACGTAATATTGGTACTTTTACAGCAGCAGGTGTTAAGTTGGACGCTTCCGTGTCGGCCATTCAGGGTATAGCCAATCTAGCCGCAGTGTCAGGTTCAACATCTCAACAGGCGTCTACTGCTATGTATCAGCTTTCACAGGCTTTGGCATCCGGTACAGTTAAACTTATGGACTGGAATTCAGTTGTTAATGCCGGCATGGGCGGTCAGGTATTTCAGGACGCATTAATAAGAACATCTGAAAAACTGGGAACAGGTGCACAAGCATATATTGATGCTGCTGGTTCATTTAGGGAATCACTGTCAAAGGGTTGGTTGACGACAGATGTTCTTACTGAGACTTTAGATATGTTTTCTACAGCAGCTGATACTGAAGAAGAATATGCAGCTGCTATTCAGAAGTTTGTCAATGAAGGATATTCAGAAGAACAGGCTGTAGATATGGCCAATATGGCTAAAACTGCTGGTGAAGCAGCAACAAAGGTTAAGACATTCACACAGCTTATAGGCACACTCAAGGAGGCACTTGGTTCTGGATGGACAACCACATGGCGATTAATAATTGGTGACTTCGAAGAGGCTAAGGAACTTTGGACAAATGTTTCAGATGTTCTTAGCAAGTTAATCAACAACGCTTCAGAGGCAAGAAATAAATTAGTAGAGGGAGTTATGTCTTTTAATCCTTTTACTAATATGCTTAATAAACTAGAGAATTCTGATGTTGGAAAAACTGTTAAACAGATAAATAATTTAGCAAATAGTCTTGAATATTATCAGAAAGTAGTAACTGATGTATGGAGAGGCGATTATAAGAATTCCGATACAGGACGATATGAATTGCTTGATGAAGCCGGATATAATCATCAAGTTATACAGGATTTAGTTAATAAAGGTTATGAATACGAACTTACAGTAGAAGATGTGCAGGAATCGGAAGCTAAGTTTGCAGATTCATTAGGGGACTCTACTGAAGAAATTCAAAATGAATCTAAGCAATTGGCGAAGCTTTCAGATGAACAGCTAAGACATGCTGGTTTGACCGATGATGAGATTTCTATGTATAGAGATTTGGAAAAACAGTCTGAGAAAACTGGCAAATCTATAGAAGAACTCATTAGCGATATGAGTGCGAAGGATGGTAGAACTTTATTATGGGATGGACTTGGTAATATTGGAGAAACTCTCATAATTACATTTACAGCCATAAAGGATGCATTTTCTGAGATATTCCCAGCGCCATCCGTTGCTAAGATTTATGGTGTTATCGATGGATTTAATGCACTTACTGAAAAGATGAAAGAATTCAGTAGCACACATGCATATGATGTAGAGCAGACTTTCAAAGGATTGTTTGCAGTAATTGATATTGTGCGAATGGTTTTAAGTTCCGGTCTTACAGTAGCATTTAAAGCATTGAAAGGAATCCTTAGTGCATTTGATATAGACATCATTGAATTTACAGGTTACATAGGTGAAGCACTTGTCAATCTTCGTAATTGGTTGAAAAACAATGATTACATCGAGAAATCTTTCAAGAAAGTAGGAGAAGGTTTAAAAGTTGTAATCGACGGAATAAAGAAACTTTTAGATTATCTTGATGAGTCACCTAAGATCCAGAAGTTTATAGATACAATTAAGAATATTGATCTTTCAGAAGCTGGCGAATTTATTATATCCGGATTGAAGAAAGGTTTGTCTATAGGTTTATCTATTATTCCAGATACAATGAAAGAGATAGCTGATAAATTGTTATCTAAATTCAGAGAAGTTCTTGGCATTCATTCACCTTCAAAAGAAACTGAAGCTGATGGTGAATATTTGGTAGAGGGTCTGATCAATGGTATCAAAAACTCATCATCGAAAGTTTGGGATACTATAAAGACATTTGGCTCAGATATATTGGAGAAATTCAAAGAATTGAAACTCGGAGACAGTATCAGTAAGATCGTTTCTGCTGGTGCTGGTGTTGGCATGTTGTTAGTCGCTAATAAATTAGCTGAGGCAGCTGACAGACTTACATCACCTTTAGCTGTAATGGAGTCAATTTCTGATGCAATAGAGGGCGTTAGTAAGGCTATGAAGAAAAACCTTAAAGCCTCTGCGTTGGAAAAGAAAACAAAAGCAATACAGAATGTTGCGTTGGCAGCATTAATGCTAGCTGGAGCAGTGCTCATCTTTTCTAAAGTAGATCCAGATAGATTGTGGCAATCTGTTGGGGCTATGATTGTATTATCAGTAGCGTTAGCCGGAATAGCAATTGCTATGGATAAGTTTTCTAAATCGGCTGTTGAGTTTGACGGAGAAAGCAAGAGTTTCAAACTTGACGGATTGAAGACGGCAATGCTTAATCTCGGAATAGCATTATTATTAATGGCAGCAACAGTCAAAATACTTGGTTCCATGGACACTGATAAATATACACAAGGTATGCTCGGAATAACTGCACTTGTCGGTGCAATGATTCTTGTTATGGCTGCTATGGGGACTGTAGTAAAATCTGACCAGGGTAAAGCATTAAAACAGGCTAACAAAATATTTAAGCAGATGGCAATTACAATGTTATTAATGGTTGCTTCAGTGTCAGTATTAGGTTCAATGAATACTGATAAATATTTTCAAGGTATGTCTGGAATAGTTGCTATAGCTGGAATTTATACACTTTTAATAGTTGCACTTATGAAAGTGACAAAAATAGGCAAAGAACAGCAAATAGCTAAACTGAGTGGATTACTTATAGCCATATCATCAGCAATGCTATTAATGTGTGTAGTCGCTAAGATTGTCGGAAACATGACAATTAATGAAATTGCTGGCGGCGTTGGAATGATGGTAGTATTTATAATATTCATAAAATACTTAGTTAGAGCAACAATTACGTGCAAAGAACAGCAAATAGCTAAACTAAGTGGATTACTTATAGCCATATCTGTATCAATGTTGCTAATGTGCCAAGTTGCTAAGATTGTTGGAAATATGACCACTAATGAGATTGTTGGTGGTATTGCCATTATGGCGGTATTTATAATATTTATTAATCTCTTAGTTAAAGCCACACTCATATGTAAAGAACAGCAAATAGCTAAACTGAGTGGATTACTTATAGCCATATCATTATGCATGGCAATAATGGCTGGTGTTTGTCTTGTTCTTGGTTTGCTTCAGCCAGATAAGCTGAAACAAGGCGTAGCAGCAATTGTTGTATTTGGTGTCGTTATTGGTGCTTTAATAAAAGTAGTAGCAAGTGCAAAGAAAATAGACAAGAATGCCAGCGGAGCAATATTGGCAATAGCCGTAACAATAGCTGTAATGGCGGCTGCTGTAACTGTTTTATCGTTGCTCAAACCTGAAAAAATAGCTGGCGCTACAGTTTGTCTTGGTATACTTATGGGATTGTTTGCGCTTATTGAGCGAAATGCTTCTTATATAAAGAAAGCAACTGGCTCACTTATAGTAATGGCTGTAATAATTGGGTTACTTGGCGGTTTGCTTATTGGAATATCATTCATACCGACAGAAAGAGCGCTAGTTGCGGCAGAAGCCATATCGTTAGTGCTTTTAAGTTTATCAGGTGCCATGTATCTCATAGGCAAAGCTGGAAACATATCAATTAAGGCTGTAGCTGCATTAGCGATGATGGCAGTAGTAGTTTTATCTTTAGCTGCACTTATTCAGGTACTAACTTCATTTAATGTAGATGCTAGTCTGATGGGTAGTTTGCTATTACTCGCAGGATGCTTGATATCTATAGGTGCAGCCGTAATGGTTATGAATAATTGTGTTGCAGGTGCTGCTGCATTAGTAGTAGTTGCCTTAGCCTTATCAGTATTCTTACCAGTGTTGCAGCAGCTAGGTTCAATGTCATTAGGAGAGATTGGCGTTGCAATATTAGCATTGGCTGGTTCATTAGCAGTTCTTGGATTAGCGGGTTTATTGCTTGGTCCAGTTGTCGCACCAATGATTGGTATAGCAGGAGCTATTGCATTACTAGGCGTAGGATGCTTAGGAGCCGGTGCAGGATTACAAATGTTTGCACAAGGTCTTACAACATTGGTTATGTTAGGGCCAGTAGCTATACAAGCATTTACTGCAACAATACAGGCTTTTATAACATTAATTCCTACAATAATTACTACAATTGTTACATCGCTTGTGACTACATTTACAACATGTATTCCAATGATTGTAGAGGGTGCATTGCTACTTATTACATCATTATTAACATCGATAGCAGAACATTTACCAGAAATATTAGCCGCTGGAATATCTATAATCATGACATTGTTAACTGGCATAAGAGACAATATAGGTCAGATAACAGAAATTGTAATAGATATAATCATTAATTTTGCAGAAGCAATAGCTAATAAATTACCAGACATAATTCAGTGTGGCGTTGATGTATTCTTTGCATTTCTTGACGGATTTTCAGACGCCATTGCGAATAATGGCGAACGATTGAGAGAATCACTTAAGAAATTGGTTGATTCGATTATTACAGGAATAAAAGGATTCTTAGGTATTCATTCACCATCCACTGAATTTGAAGAAATCGGCGAATTTTCAATAGCCGGTCTTATTAAAGGATTTGGTAATAAGGTTGGAGACGCGGTTGAGGCGGTTGGAAAGTTAGCATCCAAACTTGTCGGCAAAGTCAAAGAGAAGTTTTCTGACATGAAAGAAAAAGGACAACAGCTTTGTCAAAAAATCAAAGACGGTTTTGAAGAAAAAGCACCTAAGATTGTATCATGTGTCGGCGATACTATGAAAAAGGCTGGTAAGAAAATACAGGAAGCTAAAAACGATTTTAAGACATGGGGTAAAGATGCAATGGAAGGTCTTAGGAATGGAATGGAGTCTGCTAAAGATAAAATCAAATCTACAGTTGGCGGTATAGCAACCGATATAGGTGCAAAATTTAAAGATGTTCTTGGCATCCATTCGCCGTCCAGAGTATTTAAACAATATGGTAAATACATAGATTTAGGACTTGTAAATGGTATAAAAACTTTCTCATCTAAAGTGTATGACACTGCCAAATCTGTTGGTTCAGATACAATAGACGGAATGAGTTCAGCTATATCAAAAATATCAGAACTTATAAATGGTGATATGGATATGCAACCAACTATAAGACCTGTCGTGGATTTGTCGGATGTTCAGACAGGTGTTGGAGCGATAGCAGCTATGATGCCTACAGGAGGTACTATAGGTATTTCTGGAGGCTTTAATACCATTGCTACAATGATGAATCGAAGTCGTCAAAATGGAAATAATGACGAAGTTATTTCAGCCATTAACAAACTCGATAAGAGTTTAAATGGTCTTTCTAAACCAACATACAACGTTGGTGGAATAACATATGATGATGGAAGTGCAGTATCCGATGCTGTACAGGAATTAATAAGAGCAGCTAGAATAGATAGGAGGTCATGATATGGCTAGTGTATCAGGTTTGACTATAAAACGACAGACTGGCAGTAGCACATATTATGCTACATGGGATTTTGACAGTTCCATATCACAGTCTACTGGTGGTGGAGTCAATGAAGGTGACTGGGTCACAATTAATGATGGCGCAACTTGGTATAATGGAGTAGAAATAGCCGATTGGTGTTTT